GAAAGCAAAACGATCAAGAAGTTGGTCAAACCAAGCCTTGCTGCAAGATCCAGCGCATTTCCATCAAGCCCCAATTGGGTTTCAAAACTCAGAGCTAGGATAACACAGAAAAATCGCTTCAGTAAGGAATACATGGATCAGGCTAAGCGTGAGCTTGAACGAGACTTGGCTGCCCCTTCTACTTATCAAGAAGCAGAAGTGACCAAACATCCTGGTACAGGTAGCGTCAATCAAGTGAATGTTGAAGTCGTTCATGAACATTCCGGAAAGTTTGTCACCAGAAGTGCCGATGGATTTACCGCCACCATTCATATACCATCAAGTGCGGATGTATCCAACACATGTGAGACAACCCTCGGTACGTCAGGAGACCTCGAAGTCGATACCATCAGCATGCGGACATCTTACGATATGCCCGTCCAACCAATGGGAACTCTCTCAGCTTCCATCAACGCAATAACATCTGTAGCTAGGGAAACCGGCGAGTATTGCCCAAATCTGGACGGCGACAAGATCAAAGGCGCATACGTGCACTATTACGACAATCACGCACGATTGAGTCTCAAGCCAAGAGGAATGGAGATTCAACCAACGGTCGAGGAAGAAGTTTTGGGCTTCCACGATTATCACGGAATGGCCCTGAAACAGACCAACAGCCCATCGGAAACAGTCCACACCTTCATCACTAGGATGGCGAAAAACACCGCATCTCTCGAACCTAAGCTAAGAGAAGAAGTTCTCAAAGTTTGCAGAGCGAGGATGTATAAGTTTCTGCCCACAGCCGAAGAGCTTTGGGAAGGACAAGATCCTGATGGTGTCCAAGCGAGGGCCATGCTCGACGCATTCAACAAGATGGATCAGAAGGAGCAGCACATCATGGAACAGGAATTCAATGGCAATTTTCGGAGCCCTTTGGAAGATTTCACCGTCAAAGGCTTCAACAAGAGCCAATGGAAGTCGAAATGGGGACAGATGTTCAGCGACAAGGCAGGACAGTCGGTTTCACAACATTCAAAATTGAAGAACATGATTCTAAAATTTGTTTGTTATGTTGCCGACGCTTTGTTGCGAGAATATCGAGGACCCAAGCGATTCATCTATGCCAGCGGAAAATCTGATGCGGACATGCAGAAGGAACTCGACGAGATCATTCGAAACACCGAGCAAGATCTTTGGTTTGGAGAAGGCGATTTCACGGAATTCGACAGCACCCAGAATGAACTGATGCCTATCATTTGCACTGAATTTCTTCAAAGCATCTGTGGCGTTGCGGACTCGGTTCTTCACACCTACGTCAATCATCTGCTTGAGTGGAAAGTGGAAGTTCCAGGACTTCTAACCATACTCAACAAAAACCAAAAGCACTCAGGAGAAGCCGCCACCCTTCTGTTCAACACTATCTGGAACACAGTCTGGTGCGCCGTTCTGATTGACGTTGAAGATCCAGTCATGCTTTGCTTCAAAGGCGATGATTCGTTCATCGTAGGCAGAAAAGTTGACATAAACTTCAAAGGAAAAGGATACCTTGACGCTGTTGGACTTAAGATCAAGTTCAGCAAGCGCAAGGAGTTCGGTTTCTTCACAGACATCCTTGTCACTCCGGAAGGAGCTGTCTTGGATGTTTGCAGAAGAGGAGCGAAAGTTTTGTCAAAAGTTTGGAAACCAACGGATCTCAATGCTTTGAACGACATGATCATTTCCACCAACGACATCGTCACACAGCGTATTGGGACACATTGGCAACAAATGAGATGCATAGAGCTAAATGCCATCGCACGAGGTAAAGTTTTCGCAGAAAACTACACCAACGCTCTGATCTGCATCGCGAAAGGTCTCGTTAAGGACGCTGTCAGGAAAGATAAAGTCGTCTACATCTCACTGACCGCAGAAGAGTCTAGAATAGGGAAATAGGGAAACAATCTTTTCGGAGGAAAGATTATAGTTAGTTATTTCAAAATTCAATTATTTCAATTTGGCTATTTAAAGTTTAGAATGACTTCCATCAATGA